AAGACCGTCCGTGAAGCGGAGAGAGATGCCCACAAGTACGCCGAGTCGCTCATCCTCACGCCGGCCTCGCGCAAGCGCTACGAGATCGAAGCCGAGAAGGCCGAGTCCGAGCTCGACAAGCTCCTCGGCTGAGCGCTTCCGCGACGTGGACCGCTTCGAGCGGTTCATCGGGATTCTGACTCTCCCTACGGGCGATCGATTCGTCCTCGAGCCCTTCCAGCGGCTCATCGTTCGTGAGGCTCTCGCCACGGGCAGGGTCGAACTCCTCGTCCTGCTCCCAAAGGGAAACGGCAAGACGACCCTCTTCGCGGCCCTCGCGGTCTGGCATCTCCTGACAACCCCTAATGCCGAGTGCTTCATTGGGGCGGCCGACAAGGAGCAGGCGGATGAGCTGTACCGCTTCGCCTCGCACTTCATCGACGCACACGATGATCTCAGCCAGCGCTTCAAGGTGCTCCCAGCTACGCGCACGATCAGGAGCAAGCACGACCAGGGCTTCGCCCGCGTCCTCGCCTCGGATAACTCGAAGGCCGGTGGCAAGCGCCACTCCTTCAACCCGACGCTCGCGCTCATCGACGAGCTGCACGCTCACGAGAACGACAACCTCTACGCTGCGCTCCGCTCGGCTGCGTTCAAGCGCCAAGGACTGGTCGTGACGATCTCGACCGCCGGCCACGATCAGGAGTCCACTCTGGGGAAGCTTCGAGCGGCGATGCACGCTCAGCAGGACCATCGCTCCGGGCTCGTCGTCAATGGCGAGGGCAACCCCGAGCAGGGTGACGGACGCCTGACCATCGCCCGCTCGTCCTCGCACCGGACGGTGATGCTCGAGTGGGCCTGCCGAGATGAGTACAACCCGCTCGGCAAGGACGACCTCGACGACCTGGACGTGGTCAACCTGGCAAACCCGGCGAGCTTCGTCACTCGTGGGTCGCTCGAGGATGCCAGAGAAGCGCCCGGGATCACCCCTTGGGCCTTCGCGCGGTATCGGGCCAACGTGTGGACGGTCGCTTTCGAGTCGTGGATACCCGACGGGGCGTGGGCCGACCTTCCCCACGCCGAGATTCCCGACGACGCCGAAGGTGTGGTGCTAGCCGTCGACATGGCTCGATACCGAGACTGCGCCGCTATCGCGGCGGTCTGGCCGAACGGTGGGCGCTACGTCGTCTGTGCTCCCTACATCAAGAAGTCCGGGGGCCACGCTGCGCCGATCGAGTACGCCGAGATCAAGGACACCCTCCGCGAGCTTTGCAAACGCTGGGACGTGAGGGCGATCGGCTTCGACCCCAAGTACTTTGACCAAGCGGCGGAAGAGTTGGCATACGAGAGGCTACCGATGACGCAGTTCGACCAGTCGAACGAGCGCATGGGACCTGCCTCAGCCGACCTCCGAGAGGCGATCATCGCTCTGACCATCGACCACGACCACGATCCGCAACTGGCCCGCCATGTAGCGGCGGGCGTGACCAAGGACGTGGGCGAGAACGTCTGGCGGCTCATCAAGTCGAAGAACGCCGGCCCGCCGATCGACGCGCTGATAGCACTGACGATGGCCTTCCGCCTTGCGCTCGTGCTCCCGCCGCGGGGTCCGTTGTTCGAGGTCCTTTCATGAGGCTCCGCAAGCTCGAACGCCACACCGTCGTCGTCCACCTCTCAGGCGAGGGTGCCCCCTCGATCAAGGGCGTCCTTCGCCACGTCAACCGGGACTCGCTCATGCTCACAGGCGCAACGCACCTCGACACCGATCAGACACTCGAGGGCGATGTCCTGATCCCCCGCGAGCGGGTCGACTTCCTTCAACGCATCCCGGCCGAGTGACTGTCCTCGTCGGGCAGGGCGGACGACTGGTTCGACAAGGGTCGAACATGTACTTCCAGTCGGTCGGCCGCGAGACGGTGCCCCTCTCTCCCCCGAAGCGGGCGATCTCTTACGCCGAGATTTATGAGGACCAGACCTTCGTCCACGCGGCGGTCAACAAGCTCTACCGACAGATCAGCGCCCTCCCCCTGCGGGTCTATCGCAAGCTCGACAATGGAGAGCGTGAGGAGGTCCGCGACGGCTCGCTGAACACCCTGCTCGAGAAGCCCGCGCCGAGCATGAACGCCTTCAACCTCAAGCAGTGGGTCTCCAAGCCGCTGTTCATCCACGGTAACGCCCTGATCGCCAAGTACCGAGGCAACGGTTCTAGCAAGGCCCCGACAGAGCTGCTCCCGATGCGCTGGCCCGACATTTCAGCGTGGGCACGACCGGGCTCTCCCGTCGTCGAGACGTGGGGCACTGGGCAGACCGGCGAGGAGCGCACCATCGACGCGGGGGAGACGGTCCATGTTGCATGGCTCGACGGCGAGAGCCAGGTAGGCGTCTCTCCCCTCAAGCCACTGGCCAAGGTCGTCCGTCTCGAGGACTCGGTTCGCCGCTTCCAGGTCTCGAGCTTCGACAACGCCGCTCGGCCTGGTTCAGCGCTGATTCCCCCAGAGGGCTTTCAGTACCAACAGGGCCAGCGCGAAGAGCTGCGTCAGGAGATCCGCGAGACCCACGGCGGCGTCGACCAGGCGATGAAGATGGCTCTCCTCGCCCCGGGCTTCGACGTCAAGCCGCTGTCGTACTCCGCGCAGGAGGCCGAGCTGATCGCTCAGCGCCAGCTCTCCCGAGAGGAGGTGGCGGCAGTCTACGACCTCCCCGGTCCACTCATCGGAGACCTGACCCACGGGACGTACTCAAACGTGGAGGAGCTGCACAAGCAGCTCTATAAGACGACCCTCCCCCCTCATCTCGGCATGATCGCCGGTTCGATCCAGGCCCAACTCATCGACCCCGAGCCTGAGTGGCAAGGGCTCTTCGTAGAGTTCGACATCTCTGAGCAGCTCAAGGGCGACCCGCGCGACCACGCCGAGGCGATTCGCCTCCAGGTCGAGGCCGGTCTGCTGACCCGTAACGAGGGCCGACGGAGGCTGAACTTGCCGCCGGTTGACGAGCCGATGGCGGATGAGTTGTTCGCCAACGTGAACAACCAAGCGCCACTCAGCAGGGCGCAGGAGATCCAGCGGGGCGAGCAGGGCCGGCAGTTGCCGCCCGCCCCCGCGGAGAACACCCCAGACCTTCCCTGACAGATCCGAGCCGCTTTGCGGCTCTTTCGCCTAGACCAGCTAAGGCGCAGCCATCGGTGGCTGAGACAAACAATCCCGCTGGCCGACCATAGGAGGTTCCCGTGAGTTTCACGGAAGCCGAAGTAGCTGACGCCGCGAAGGCTGACGCCGAGGGTCGGTTGCACGAGTGGGCCAACTGGTCGAGCGAAGAGCTTGACCAAGCGGTCCAGACCGCGATCAACGACCCGGAGGTGAACGCCCTCATGGCGGAACAGGAAACGCAGGAAGCCGAGCAGTCCTCGGAGCAGGAGCCCGAGGTCTCGACCGACTCGAACGAGACCAACCGCCTCAAGCGGAAGCTCGCCGAGTACGAGAAGGCCGAGCGCCAGCGCAAGGAAGAGGAGCAGCGTCAGGCCGGCGAGCACGACAAGGTGATCGCCGAGCGTGAACAGCGCATCCAGGAGCTTGAGGGTCAGGTCGCAGCGCGAGAGCGTCGTGACCGGGTCAACGAGTACGCCTCGGAGCTTCGCTTCCGCGACTCGGAGGAAGCCCTCGGGCTACTCCAGGTTAAAGGCGTCGACCTCGATGACACCCGAGCCGTGAAAGCGGCACTCAAGGGGTTCTCGGAGTCGAAGCCCCACCTCCTCGCACCGGAGGAAGCACCGGCTCAGCCGGGTCTCTCGAAGGTGCTGGAGAACGGCTCGACGCCAAGCGCGACGAGCGAACCACTCACCCCGCAAGACCGCCTGCGGTCTGCGTACTCACAAACCAGTCAGTAGGCGGTCTCGCTATGCGGGCCCGCACCCAACAAGAAAGGGAGTGATCCCGCATGGCACTCACACTCGTAGAGAGCGCCAAGCTCTCGCAGGACGATCTCCAGCGCGGCGTCATCGAGACGTTCGTGCAGGAGTCCCCGGTCCTCGACCGCATCCCTCTCCTCGGCATCGAGGGGAACGCCTACGCCTACAACGAGGAGTCGACCCTCCCCGGCGTGGAGTTCAGGGCGGTCAACTCGGCCTACGCTGAGTCGACGGGCACTATCAACCCGCGGACGGAGAGCCTGGTCATCCTCGGCGGTGACGCTGACGTGGACACGTTCATCCAGCAGACCCGGTCGAACATCAACGACCAGCGCGCGACGCAGACTCGGATGAAGGTCAAGGCCGCGTCGTACAAGTTCCAGGAGACCGTCATCAACGGGTCGACCGGCACCGACGCGAACTCGTTCAACGGGCTCAAGAGCCGTCTGACGGGCAGCCAGGTGCTCGTCGCCGGGGTCAACGGACTCGGGCCAGTCGCAGGAGGTCACGACTTCTTTGACAAGCTCGATGACGCGATCTCTCGGGTGAACGGAACGCCGAGCGTGATCTACGCCAATAAGGGCATCATCGCGCGCATCATGTCATCGGCTCGTCGTCTTGGCGGGGCGGACATGGTCACCGAGGCCCTGACGCAGAAGCGGGTGCCCACCTACAACGGCATCCCGCTGCTCGACATCGGGACCACCGCGGCGGGCGTGGACATCATCCCGCAGACCGAGACCCAGGGGACCGCCGCAGGCACCACCTCCTCGGTCTACGTCGTCAAGTACGGCCAGGACGAGGGTGATGGCGGAGTCACCGGCCTCACCAACGGCGGGGTCCAGGTCAAGGATCTCGGCGAGATCGACGCGAAGCCGGTCCTCAGGACGCGGATCGAGTTCTTCTGCGGCTTCGCCGTCTTCGGCGGCAAGGCGGCAGCTCGCCTCACGGGCGTCCTCTCCGCGTAAGCGGTCACCACAAGAGAAAGCGAGGCCAGAGATGGCTGAGAACAAGCAGAAGACCGTCGATCGCGGTGACGTGCTCGACCTCGGCGTACCGATGCTCGAGGGTGACCCCTCGGAGCGTCAGGGTCCGGAGGACGCCTTCGGCCCCGGCCAGAAGCGCGGGGACTACTCCCAGCGCGTCGGCGACGCCAACTACCACCCTCATCAGGTGGTGCCGGTCGAGAACCCGAAGGAGGGCGAGCCGGCCGTTCAGGTCATCGAGCAGCGTCCGCGGGCGTCCGAGATCGGCGAGGTCAAGGGCGTCAAGGGCGGCGTCGAGACGGTCTAGTCGATGGGCCGCCTTAACCTTAGCCCCCGGAGCAACTGGGTCGAGAAGCGAGGCGGCTTGCCCGATTACATCGACCGGATCGCCGTTCATCTGGTCGAGCAGGGTTTCACCCGTCAGCGCGCCATCGCTACGGCGGTTTCGACCGTCAAGCGGTGGTGCGCGACGGGCTACCACCACCAGTGGAAGAAGTCCCTGTCGGGTGCCGCTCGTGCCAAGGCGTGCGCGGCGGCGGCGCAGTGGGCAGCGCTCAAGGCGAGCGCCTGATGCCCTACTTCACCACAGCCGAGGCTCGAGCCTTCGCACCGGAGCTTGCCGACCCCGGGAAGTACCTCGACCAAGCGATCACCAATACCCGTCTCCTTGTCGAGGAGGCCATCGAGGATGCCGCTCGAGTGGCCTTCGAGCCTCGCACTCAGACCGAGACGGTCCACGGCGACGGTTCACATTGGCTCCGGCTCTCGAAGCGCAAGGTTCGGGAGATCACCTCGATCGCTGAGGACGGCGTCGCCTCGAGTCTCACCGGCTTCCAGGTGGTCGGCTCCCGCACCCTCTATGCGCCGAATCAGTGGACCCCAGGCATCGCCAACCTCGTCGTGACTTACACCCACGGCTTCGCAGCTCCCCCTCTGCG